TTTGCAGTTTGACCAGGCTTTGAAAATGCAGCTGGAGTATTATATCCTGCTACATTACCAGTTACAGACATTTCATCCAAACTTTTTTGAATGTTTCTTTCTCTAACGTATTTACGAATAGCCTCTTTTAATCTTGCTTCCATTATTTTACTTTAGATTTAAGTTCCTTAATTAGCTCATAAGAAAGCATAATTGATGAAACTTGAGAATCAGATACAGTCTTTCCAATTTTCATTTTTTCTAAAACGGAAATAGTTTCTGATAGTTTGATTTGCGTAACTTTATCTTTTAATTTTGATTTAATACCATTTAATTCAGAAATAATATTTGGCAATTCTTGTCCAACGTAATCTTTAAATTTCGTAGTATTAGTGATATTGTTTATATATTCTTTCAACAAATTCTTTTGAGAATCATCTAAATTTGTATATTTTTTGTTGAAAGTTTCTACTAAAATCTTATAAGTAAGTAATCTAAGGTCTTTGTCTTGTTGTTTATAGGATTCAATCAACTTTTTATCTTCAGCTGGTTGGATTTGTTGAGCGGGCTTTGATGTAATGTTTTCGATTAGGGTAATCTTAGAATTAAAAATATCTTTAATATCATATACATCTGCTCTCTTAGATTCAAATACTTTATATATAGATGCTAGAACTTTATAGTTAGAAATAGGGGATGATAAAAATTGTTCAATTTCAAATTTTGCTGAAATTTCTTTAATAAGGTTAAATTTCTCTTTAGAAAGTATCGATTGATTTAATTTAGCGTGTGCATCACATACTGTTTCTACCAATCTATCTGCTTTTGTTTCGGAATTATATTTTTCCTTTAACAATATGTCATATAGACGTAATTCTTTGTTTAATTCCGTATTTGGAGCAAAGAACTCTGCTACAATTCTTTTTGCGTTTTCAGATTTATCGCCATTAAGAATTTCAAGCGTTATTTGTCTTACTAAAAGCTCAAATAACACTCCAGTATTCTTAAACTTTGAGTGTTTAATTTTTTTCATTTACTTACCCTATATTTATTCTACCCTATAAACTAACACATATAAATATAAACAAATTTTTCTTTATTAAATTTTAGTTTCATCTAACAGGTTTTTTTCATCTAACATACCCGATTTTTGGGATTTTTCGTTTAAAACCTTCTTTTTTGATGAAATTCCGTTTATATATTCACGTGCAAGCTTTTTAGCGTTTGTGTTTAATGTTCTATCATCTCTCTTTCGTTCCTTATGATTTTCCTTATCTCCCAATGGGTCTCTACCATATGGGTGCTTATCTTTACCATAAGTGTTTCCTTCTTTAGGTCTACCAACTCCCCTATTTAATTCAATTTCAGTTTTTAATTTACTGATTTCTTCTTCCACATTTTGTTGTTGTGGTGGGTTTGCTGGGTCTTGTCCTTGTTGTTCTATTGATGTATGTCTGAATCTATCTTTTAGGTCTAAGATTACTTTTGCTCTTTCAATATCTATTTCATCTTGCGATAACCCAAATATATTATGATAAGACCAATCAGATGATAACATATTAAGTGCTTTTGCATCAGATGCTAATCTTACTTTTTCAGACCATAAATTAACCTTTTCTTGCTCATAGATTGTAGAAGCGTTTGTGAGTGTTAATTCAAAATTTGTCATTTCTGAATCATCAATACCATTTGCTGCTAAGTGAACTACTGCAATTTTTGCCAATTCACTAACAACTGTACGTTGGATTCTTTCAATAGTTCTTGCAAAACGAACATCTTCTGCAGCCAATGTAGCTTTACCATTAACATTTTCATCATAAGATAAGTAAGCCTTTGGTACTCTTAGAGCTGCAAATAATTTATTCTTTAAGTAATCAATATCTTCAATTGCTGCATATTCTAAACCTTGCAGATTATCAATAGTTGTACCACTATCACTACCACGAACAGGTAGGAAAAAATCTTCAGTAAGGTTTTGGATATTGTATTTTAAGTTATAATCGCCAGTATTTTTATCAACAAATGGAGTTTTCTTCATTTTGTTAATAATCTTTTGCATATAGTTATCTACCTCTTGCGGTGGAATGTTACCAATATCAATTTTGAATACTCTCTTTTCAGGTGCTCTCATAATACGATGAATTAACATCGCATCTTCCATAAGAGATAATTGTTTCCAAATTCTTCTTGCACCTTCAACCATTGATTTGCCATAAGGTAAAAAGTTAGTGTCTGATAGCATTCTGAAGTGAGCCATTTCGTATTGCTCATATTCCTTTTTACCAAATCTGTCCAATTCCACCTTATACTTAACATAATCAGGATTATTTGGGTCAGTACCTTCTAATCTCTCTACGTTATAAGTTGAGTGTGGTGCTACGTTGATAATACCTTTACCAGGCATAATTTCTAATGCTAAGAAAGCATCACCATATTTTACTAAGTTTCTAATCCAAGGCCATAAGTTAAATTCCACATTCATTATATCATAGAATAGATTGTGAAGCATTTCTCTTACGTTCTCATTCGTTGATTTAATTTGAAGAACATCACCATATTCATTCTTGGTTGTGGATTCATCTGCATATATGTCTAATGCTGAACCTATAATCGGGTCCATATCCATAGCATCATAATCTCTAAAAAGTTCTCTACGAACTTGGTGATATGCCATTGATTGAGCACCTTGATGTGTTTCGAAGTAAGACCTTTGAAGTTTTGTGTACCTATCTCTTAGGTTTACAAAGTTTGTATTCAGCTGTCTATCTTCAACGTCAACTACTCTACGTTTACCTTCTTTATCAACGGTTACGATTGCATTAGTTGAGAATAGTTTTTTAAGTCTCCCAAAGAAACTCCTATCGTCTTGGAATTGTTCTGCCATAATTTATTTTACCATTTTCTACAAGACCAATATCTTGCTTTTGTTCTTGGACCAGGATTATCACAATTGTGTCTTGCTCTGAAGGATTTTCTTCTATCAGGATTAGACTTCTTAATTCTCATTGTTTTATCTCCAAAGTTTACCTTAACTACTTTACCTGTTTTAGGATTCTTAACATAAACTTTAAACTTTTTAACATCACCTTGCATTGGTTTACCTAACTTTACTTCTCTACCCTGATATTCTGCCTCGTAAACACAATTACAATTAGCTTCATCTAACGATTGTGAGTAAGATTTAAGATAATTTATAAAATCATCCATATCTTCTTGCTCAACATCCAATTCATCATAATCATCAATTGGGTTATCGGCTGGTTGGTCTCCCTTAGAATATGCTTTATTTACATATTCATCTTCTTTTAGGATATTTGTTAATTTAATCATTTTAGTCTCCTTTTATTTTGACATATACCATAAATATCGGAAAATATCAAAACACTATAATTTACAACCACTGTGTTAAGTCCTCAAAATTATCACCAATTCTCATTTTCCAAGGGTTATCATCCCTATCGGATGGTCCATAAACACCTTCGTATTGTTGATTTGATGAAATACCACCCAAAGTTCTTTTTGTAAGGTCTATTCCTTCTTGTCTTAATCTAAGTGCCGTATCTCTTACCCACAACCCAATACAAAATGCCATCACCAAATCATCATTATAACTTTTCATAGCCTCTGCTCTACCATTAATGAATATGAAAGTAAACAATTCATCTATCAAACGATTTGAACGAACTGTTACTGCTTTTTCCCTAAAGTATTCATCTAATTTAGATACAATCAAAGGTCTAGTTTTAGAAGTTGTTGAGAATCCAGCAACCATTTGTTTTTCGTCAGCTCTATATTTGTTTCTCATTTGGTGTTCAACATCTACATACTTTAAATCCTTACTCATATAGAATAAGTTTTTATATTGTCTATCTATACATTGTTGAATACAAGCCCATCCAATATTTGCATTTTCTATTACTAATAATGCATCATTATATTCTGTTGAGAGATTGACTAAGAAGTTTCCAAAGTCTTTTGTATCAATTTTTCCTTTATATTCAGCAACTTGTGTACAAGTTGTAATATCCATAACATGTGCGGCTGAATAGTCACTTCCATCTCCTCTCGCCACATCGGCTATCACCATATATGAACCATTTGCCATTGGATATTCCCATCTCCAAAGGTTTCCATCAAATCCAGTCTTTTCAATTGGGTCTTGGCAAAATGTTTCTTTGTAAAACATCAATAGTTCAGGATCAATAACAGTATCACCAGAAGAAACGAAATCACAATCACATTCTTGAGCTGCTTTCTTTTGTCCTAATAGTTTTTCTTGTTCATCTCTCCATTGTTGTCCTCTTTCAGGATGAACTGTCCAATGCAATCTAATTGTATTGAATGGATTT